ATGACGATACGACACCTCTGCAAACAGGAGACGCAGGCGGAACAGGCGCTTGACCGCGCGGTTCTGACTTTTGCTGATATTCACCAGACCCTCCAGGACGGGATTACCCGGCTGCAAGACAGCACCGACCCCGAAATGCGGGCCTTTTCCGGCACTTTGCAACTTTACTGGAAAACGTTGCAATCCATCGACGAGCGGGAGAACAACCTTGACACACTCAGGCGCAAACGCGCGGGAATTGCCGACGGATATGCCATTGACCTCGCTCAGGCGCGCGAAGAGGTCGGGCGCCGCCTGGCTTGCCTCGCAGCCGCAATCGACGATTGAGGCCTTTTTGGCCGGGCTGGGCGAAAACGGGCTATCGGCGTTGCCGTATCTGTTTGAATTCTGGGCGATGGCGCATCAGGTGCCGCCGACCGGAAAATGGAAGACATGGGTGATCCTTGGCGGTCGCGGGGCGGGGAAAACCCGCGCCGGGGCGGAATGGGTGCGCGCCCAGATTGAAGGGGCGCGGCCGATGGATGCGGGCAAGGCACGGCGGGTGGCGTTGGTGGGGGAAACCATCGAACAGGTGCGCGAGGTGATGGTTTTCGGTGATAGCGGCATAATGGCGTGCAGTCCGCCAGACCGGATGCCGAAATGGGAGGCGACCCGCAAGCGGCTGGTTTGGCCAAACGGCGCGGTGGCGCAGGTGTTTTCGGCGCATGATCCTGACAGTCTGCGCGGGCCTCAGTTTGATGCGGCATGGGTTGACGAGTTGGCGAAATGGAAGAAGGGCCGGGAAACCTGGGATATGCTGCAATTCGGGTTGCGGCTGGGGGATTGCCCACAACAGGTGGTGACGACGACGCCGCAAAATACCAGCGTATTAAAGGAGATTTTGGCCAATGGTTCGACGGTTATGACCACGGCGCCGACCTCGGCCAACAAAGCGTTTCTGGCGACCTCGTTTCTAAAGGAAGTCACCGCGAAATATGGTGGCACCCGGTTGGGGCGTCAAGAACTGGAGGGCGAGGTTTTGAACGACAACGAGGGGGCGTTGTGGACCGCGACGATGCTGGAGGCGGCGAGGATCGAGGTTGCTCCGTTGCCGGATCGGGTGGTGGTGGCGGTGGACCCGCCGGTGACCGGGCATAAGGGATCGGACGACTGTGGCATCGTGGTGGTGTCTGCGGTGACGAGCGGGCCGCCTCAGGAGTGGCGGGCCTGTGTGATTGCCGACGAGACGGTGACCGGTGCCAGCCCGCAAGTCTGGGCCGAGGCGGCGATTGCCGCTTATCATCGCTACGGGGCTGACCGGTTGGTGGCCGAGGTCAATCAGGGCGGCGATCTGGTGGAAACCGTGATCCGGCAGAATGATCCGTTGATTAGTTATCGCGCGGTGCGCGCCAGCCGGGGCAAGGTGGCGCGCGCCGAGCCGGTGGCGGCGTTATATGAACAGGGGCGGGTGCGCCATTTGCGCGGTCTTGGGCCGCTGGAGGATCAGATGGCCGAGATGACGGCGCGCGGCTTTCTGGGCAAGGGCAGCCCGGATCGGGTGGATGCGCTGGTTTGGGCGTTGACTGATTTGATGATTGATCCGGCCTCGGGATTTCGCCGACCGCGACTGCGCGAACTTTAACGTCTTATTGCAAATTCGACTGACGGTATCCGGCCTGCCCACTGGGCGGAAGGCGGGGATATTTTGACCTATGAAACCAGCAGTGGTTTCACAATTTCTGGAGCATTTTCAATGGTATTGAACATTTTCAAACGGGCGGAAACGGTGGCACCCGAGGTCAAGGCCTCGGCCACCGGGCCGGCGATTGCGTTTCACGGCAGCGGTCGTGTGGCCTGGTCGCCGCGCGATACCGTCTCGATGACGCGGACCGGGTTTGCCGGTAATCCGGTTGGATTTCGCTGTGTCAAGATGATTGCCGAAGCGGCGGCGGCGCTGCCTTTGCTGGTGCAGGACGGTGCGCGTCGATACGAGACCCATCCGGTTCAGGCACTGTTGGCGCGCCCGAATGCAGCGCAGGGTCGGGCTGATCTGTTGGAAAACCTGTTTGGCCAGTTGTTGCTGAGCGGCGACGGCTATCTTGAAGCGGTTAGTGACGATAGCGGCGTGCCGTTTGAATTGCATGTGCTGCGCAGTGACCGGATGCAGCTGGTGCCGGGGGCCGATGGTTGGCCGGTGGCCTATGAATACAAGGTCGGGACCAGAAAACACCGTTTTGATATGACCGGTGCGGTGGCCCCGATTTGTCATATCCGCAGTTTTCACCCGCAGGACGACCATTACGGGTTAAGCCCGATGCAGGCGGCGGCGGCGGCGCTGGATGTGCATAACGCGGCCTCGCGGTGGTCCAAATCGCTGCTTGATAATGCGGCGCGGCCCTCGGGTGCGATTGTTTACAAAGGCACCGACGGGCAGGGCCAGTTGGCACAGGACCAGTATGACCGCTTGCTGGACGAAATGGCCAGTTATCATCAGGGAGCGGCAAATGCCGGTCGCCCGATGCTGCTGGAGGGCGGGCTTGACTGGAAGCCGATGGGGTTCAGCCCCAGTGACATGGAGTTCCAGAAAACCAAGGAAAGTGCGGCGCGCGAAATCGCGCTGGCCTTTGGGGTGCCGCCGATGTTGTTGGGACTGCCGGGGGATGCGACATTTGCCAATTATCAAGAGGCGAACCGCGCGTTTTACCGCCTGACGGTGCTGCCGATGGCCAGCAAGGTGCTGGCCAGCATCTCCAACTGGATGGCCGCCTTTGGTGGCGGTGCGGTGCAGGTGGTGCCGGATCTGGACGGAATTCCCGCATTGTCGCTGGAACGCGAGGCGCGTTGGAAACGGGTCAGCGAGGCGGGATTTTTAAGTGATGCGGAAAAGCGCAAGCTGCTGGGCCTGCCGAAGGCCGCGGATGAGTGAGCGGATTCGCACCGGCGGCTCGCGGTTTTTATACGAGCCATTCGACGCGGCGGCGGCGCGCATTGAAACCCATGAGCGGGTGATCGAAGAACGCTGGAACGGGTTGGAGCGCCGCCTGTTGACCATCGAAACCATGCTTGAGCGGTTGGAACGCCGTCTGTGGTTGGCGGTCTATGGCGTTGCCGGATTTATTCTGGCGCAAGGGGCGATGACGTTGCTGGAATTGTCACCAAAATAAGGGAAAACAATATGTTGCATACCAATGTTGCGACAGGACTTGAAGTAAAGTTTTGTCGTTTTGAAGCAGGTGTGGGGGTCAGTGATACCGGTGTGATCACAGGCTATGCCTCGGTTTTCGGGGCGAGTGATCAGGGTGGCGATGTGGTGCAAAAGGGGGCGTATACGGCCTCGTTGAAGGCGCTGTCAAGCACGGGGCGCGGGGTCAAGATGCTGTGGCAGCATGATCCGGCGCAACCGATCGGTATTTGGGACGAGGTGCGCGAGGATGGCAAGGGTCTGTTCGTCAAAGGCCGGTTTCTGAGCGAAATACAAAAGGGCGCCGAGGCGCTGGCGCTGGTTCAGGCGGGGGCGATTGACGGTTTGTCGATCGGGTATCGCACTGTCAGGGCTGAAAAGAATGCCAAGGGCCAGCGGCTCTTGCATGAGCTGGAATTATGGGAGGTGTCGCTGGTGACATTTCCGATGCTTCCAGAGGCACGGGTTCAGGGCAAGGCCGAGGCCGACACCCCTGCACTGGTGCAACAATTGGCGGACGCATTTGCCGACGCCAGGACCATGCTGGCCGATTTTGACCAGCATTAGTTTTCATCGAAAACAGGATTTATTGATGAGCAAACCCGAAACCAGGACCCGCTGTAAAAGCGGTGGGTCGACGGCTAGTCCGGCTATGGAAGTGAAAACTGCCCTGGCAGGATTTTTAAGTGATTTCAACACATTTCAGGCCGACATGAAGTCTCGCCTTACAAAACAGGAAGATCGTTTGACCATGATTGATCGCAAGAATATGACCAAAGTACAGCGCCCGGTTCTGAGCCAGGGGGCCGAGACTGACGCGCCGCACAAAAAGGCGTTTGCCGCTTATCTGCGCTCGGGTGATGACGACGGGCTGCGCGGGCTGGCGATGGAGGAAAAGGCGCTGTCGACCTCGGTTGCCGCTGATGGTGGATATCTGGTTGATCCGCAAACCGCCGGCACCATCGCCACGGTTTTGCGCAATGCCTCGTCGATCCGTGCGGTTGCCAACGTGGTTCAGGTCGAGGCGACCGCCTATGACGTTTTGGTGGATCATACCGATATCGGTGCCGGGTGGGCCGGTGAAACTGCGGCCACGGTGCAAACCGGCACCCCGCAGGTGGATCGCATCAGTATTGCGCTGCATGAATTGTCGGCCCTGCCGAAAGCCAGCCAGCGTTTACTGGATGACAGCGCGTTCAATGTCGAGGACTGGCTGGCCGAGCGGATTGCCGACAAGTTTGCCCGCGCCGAGGGCGGGGCGTTCATTTCCGGCGATGGTATCGACAAGCCAAAGGGGTTTTTGACCTATCCGACGGCGGCCAACGGGACTGCTGTCTGGGGTCAGATCGGTCATGTGTCAACCGGGGCCGTGGGGGATTTCGCGGCGCTTAATCCGGCGGATGCCATCGTTGATCTGGTGTATGCGCTGGGTGCGCGGTATCGCGCCAGTGCGACCTTTGTGATGAATTCGAAAACCGCAGGGGCGGTGCGCAAGATGAAAGATGCCGATGGCCGCTTTTTGTGGTCCGATGGTCTGTCGGCCGCCGAACCGGCACGTCTGATGGGCTATCCGGTGCTGATTTCCGAGGACATGCCGGATATTGCGGCGGATGCCTCGGCTATCGCGTTTGGTGATTTTCACGCCGGCTACACCATCGCCGAGCGCCCGGATCTGCGTATTTTGCGTGATCCGTTCAGCGCCAAGCCGCATGTTTTGTTTTATGCGACCAAACGTGTGGGCGGCGATGTCAGCGACTTTTTCGCGATCAAGCTGCTGAAGTTCGCGTTGGTCTGAGGGGTATACCTTTGACCTGATGCGATGGTCCGCCGCCATTTTCAGGCGGCGGGTCGTGTGCGCACCCGTATTGTCCAGCTGCTCCCCCTCCGTTCGAGCAATGCGGGTGCGCGCATCAATTGGCCCGCTGGCGGCAACAAGCAAAAGACGGGGAATTCAGGAGAGATTTTATGGTGTTAGTGGAACTGACAACGGTGCCGACCGGGGTGTTGCCGGTCGCGCAATTCGCCGCGCATCTGCATTTGGGAACCGGCTTTGCCGATGATGGCAGCCAGGATGCGGTGTTGGCGGCATATCTGCGCGCGGCCATTGCGGCAATCGAGGCGCGGATTGGCAAGGCGTTGATCGCGCGTGATTTTTCATGGCAATTGACCGCCTGGCGGTCGGGTGATGTGCAGGGTCTGCCGGTGGCGCCGGTGTCTGGCGTGCTGGCGGTGAAGATCGTGGACCGCAACGGGGTGGAAACAATCGTGTCGCCGACCGCGTATGATTTGCAAAAGGACAGCCAGCGGCCACGTTTGCGCGCGCGCGGTGCGGCGTTGCCGTCGATCCCGGCTGGCGGCGTAATCGAGGTGATGTTCACCGCCGGCTATGGGCCGGGATGGGCCGATGTGCCGGTCGATCTGGCGCAGGCGGTGTTTTTGCTGGGCGCACATTATTATGAAAATCGCCGGGGTGAAGGCGGGCGCGACAATCTGATGCCCTTTGGGGTGATGGCGTTGATCGAGGCTTATCGCTCGGTTCGGTTGCTGGGGGGGGGCGTATGAGGGGGTCGGTAAATCTGCGCCGCAAGCTGGTTCTGGAGGCGCGGGTTCGAACCCCGGATATGGCGGGCGGCTACACCGAGGTCTGGGTGGCGCAAGGCACCGTCCGGGCCGATCTGCGCCCCGGAACCGGTCGCGCGCGTGATGTGGCAGCAGTATCTTTGGCCTATGTGCCGTATCGGGTGATCGTGCGGGCCAGTCCGGTCGGGGCGCCCTCGCGGCCGGTTCCCGGTCAGAGGTTTCGCGATGGCACCCGGCTGTTTCATATATTGGCGGTCAGCGATGGGGATCGCGACGCGCGCTATCTGGACTGCTTTACCAAGGAAGAGGTGCTGTCATGAGCTATGCGATGGGCGCCGCCTTGCAGGTGGCGGTATTTCAGAAGATCGCCACAGATGTGGCGGTTCAGGCGCTGGTCGGGGGGGATGTGTTTGATGCGCTGCCGCCGGGGGTATTGCCGCTGACGTATGTGGTGGTTGGCGAGGAAGATGTGCGTGATCGCTCCGATGTGAGTGTGGCGGCGGCGGACCATTTGTTTGTCGTATCGGTATTTTCGGATGTGGCGGGGTTTTTTACCGCCAAGGAGGTTGCTGTGGCGGTATCGGATGCGTTGGTGGACGCAAATCTGGCGTTGACGCGCGGGCGCCTTGTGATGCTGAATTTCGTGCGCGCACAGGCGCGGCGCGGCAAGGCGCCGGACGGGCGCCGGATTGATTTGCGGTTTCGGGCGCGGGTTGAAGACATTTAACGACTTTCGGGGTTCTCCGGTCGCGGACTTGCCACGCGCAAGCCGATTGGCGGAGTCTAATAATTCATTGAAAAGGAAAAATCATGGTTGCGCAAAAGGGCAAGGATTTGCTGATAAAACTGGACCTTACGGGGACAGGTACGTTTAAAACTATCGCCGGGTTGCGCGCGTCGCGTATTACCTTCAATGCCGAAACCGTCGATGTGACATCGCTTGAAAGTGCTGGCGGCTGGCGGGAATTGCTGGGCGGGGCCGGGGTGCGGTCGGCCTCGATTAGCGGCTCGGGGGTGTTTCGCGATGCCGATACCGACGAGCGCGCGCGCCAGATATTCTTTGATGGTGAAGTGCCGGTTTTTCAGGTCATCATTCCGAATTTCGGCATAATGGAAGGCCGGTTCATGATTACCTCGATCGAGTATTCCGGCACCCATGACGGCGAGGCGAGTTATGATTTGTCGCTGGCCTCGGCCGGGGCGCTGCAATTCTCGGTGATTTGATGGTGAACCCTTATCGTGGCGAGGTATCGCTGGGTATTGACGGGCGGGCGCATGTGTTGCGTCTGACGCTCGGGGCGCTGGCCGATTTGGAAGATGCGCTGGGGGCGACCTCGTTGTTGGGGCTGGTCGAGCGGTTTGAAACCGGCGCTTTCAGCACGCGCGATCTGTTGGCTCTGTTGGCGGCGGGATTGCGCGGTGGCGGGTTGCAAGGACCGATGCCGGACCTGACATCGGCTAAGATTGACGGCGGTCCGGTCGGGGCGGCCAAGGTGGCGGCGCGCCTGCTGGCGGTCTCGTTTTCGGTGCATGATGAGCCGGTTTGACTGGTCGGCGATGATGCGCGCCGGGTTGAGCGGATTGCGGTTGCGCCCGGATGAGTTCTGGGCGCTGACCCCGGCGGAATTTCTGTTGATGCTGGGGTTGGAGCAGGGCGGTGCGCCGGCGTTAACGCGTGATCGGTTGGCTGAGTTGAGCGCGCAATACCCCGATATTTCAAAGGATTAGGAGGAATAATGACACAACTTGTTTCAGATTTGCAGGCGCTGGATGCGCAGGTTGGCGACCTTGAGGTGACGCTTGGATCGGCGCAGGCCGTCTCGGCGGCATTTGAGGGTGAATTGGTGGCGATGCAATCGACCATGTCGGCGGCGGGTGAGCAGGTTGATGGGTTGTCCCGCTCGGTTGGGCGGGGGTTGCGCAAGGCGTTTGACGGGCTGGTGTTTGACGGTGCGCGATTGTCGGACACCTTGAAAGGGCTGGGGCGCAGCATGATTGATTCCGCCCTGACCCAAGCCTTGAAGCCGGTGCAAAACGCGGTTGGCGGCCTGTTGGCAAGCGGGATGCAAAACCTGATGTCGGGGGTGTTGCCGTTTCGGGACGGGGCCTCGTTTTCATCAGGCAGGGTGACGCCGTTTGCGCGCGGCGGGGTGGTGTCGAACGCGACCTCGTTTCCGATGCGCGGAGGTATCGGATTGATGGGCGAGGCGGGACCCGAGGCAATCATGCCGCTGACCCGTGGCGCGGATGGCAGTTTGGGGGTGCGGGCGCAGGGCGGGCGTTCGGTGCATGTGACAATGAATATTTCAACCCCGGATGCCGAGGGTTTCAGGCGATCGCGCAGCCAGATCGCAGCACAGATGAACCGGGCAATTTCGCGCGGTGCGCGCAACAAATAGGGGTAAGGCGATGAATTTTCACGAAATCAGGTTTCCGGCGGCTTTGAGCTTTGGCTCGGTTGGTGGACCCGAGCGGCGCACCGAAATCGTTACGCTGGCTAACGGGTTTGAAGAACGAAATAGCCCTTGGGCCGACTCGCGGCGGCGCTATGATGCGGGGGTTGGGATGCGGGCGCTGGATGATATCGAGACGCTGATCGGCTTTTTCGAGGCGCGCCAAGGGCAATTGTACGGGTTTCGCTGGAAAGACTGGACCGATTTCAAATCTTGCGCCTCGTCGGTGGCGGTGTCGTTTCAGGACCAGCAGATCGGGGTGGGTGATGGCGTGACCCAAGGGTTTCATCTGCGCAAGAGCTATCGCTCGGGGTTGCAAAATTACACGCGGCTGATTTCAAAGCCGGTTGCAGGGACGGTCAAGGCCGGTATCGAGGGCGACGCTTTGGTCGAGGCGGTGCATTATCAGGTGGCGCCCGAGACCGGTATTGTGACCTTTAGCGCACCGCCTGATGAAGGGGTGACGATTACCGCCGGATTTGAATTTGACGTGCCGGTGCGGTTTGATGCCGACAAGATCGAGATGTCGCTGGCCAGTTTTTCCGCCGGGGAAATTCCCACGGTGCCGGTGGTCGAGGTGCGCATCTGATGCGCGCGTTGTCCGAAGGATTGCAGGCGCATCTGGATACCGGTGCGTCCAGTCTGTGCCGCTGCTGGCAGGTGACGCGGCGCGATGGTCCGGTTCAGGGGTTCACCGATCACGACCGGGATCTGATATTTGACGGTACAGTTTTTCGCGCCAATACCGGGCTGAATGCCGCCGCGATGCAGCAAAGCACGGGGCTGAGTGTCGATAATTCGCAAGCCGTTGGAGCGCTTAGCGATTTCGGGCTGACCGAGGCGGATATTTCGGCCGGAAAATATGATCGTGCCGAGGTTTTGGCCTGGCTGGTGAACTGGGCCGATGTCAATCAGCGGCTGTTGCAGTTTCGCGGAACATTGGGCGAGATCCGGCGCAGCGGTGCGGTTTTCGAGGCTGAATTGCGCGGTTTGACCGAGGCTTTGAACACGGTTCAGGGGCGGGCCTATCACCGAAAATGCGCGGCCGTTTTGGGGGATGCGGCCTGTGGGTTTGATCTGGATGTGCCGGGATATGCGACGGAAGTGGCCGTGGAAACTGTTGTCGGTAAAGGTGGGTTCGCGTTTGCAAATATGGTGGATTTTGACACCGGCTGGTTCACCGCAGGGACGCTTCGGGTGCTTGGCGGGGCCTCGAGCGGGGTGGTGCGCGCGATCAAGCGCGACCGGTTCAAGGCGGGTGTACGGTATCTGGATCTGTGGCAGGATTTGCCCGAGGCGGCGGTGGCTGGCGATAAAATCAGGTTGGAGGCGGGGTGCGACAAGCGGGTTGCGAGTTGCCGGTTGAAGTTCCACAACTTTTTGAATTTCCGTGGTTTTCCCAATATTCCGGGCGAGGATTGGGCGATGTCCTATCCGGTTTCGGGGGGCGTCAATGATGGCGGGAGTTTGTCATGACGGCGCCGATCGGGCTGGCTGTGGTGGCGCGGGCGCGGGCGTGGATCGGGACGCCGTATTTGCATCAGGCCTCGGTTCAGGGGGCGGGGGCGGATTGCCTTGGTCTGTTGCGCGGAATCTGGCGGGCGCTTTATGGCCAAGAGCCGGAAACGGTGCCGGCCTATACTGCCGACTGGTCGGAGCCGGCGTGCGACGAGCGGCTTTGGCAGGCGGCGGAGCGCCATTTGCTTGGCAAGCCGTCGAGCGGTGCCGCCGCTGGCGACATTTTGTTATTCAGGATGCATCCCGGCGGCGTTGCCAAGCATCTTGGTATCGCGGCGCGCATCGGCGCTGATGCAAGTTTTATCCATGCCTATAGCCGCCACGGTGTGGTGGAAAGCCCGCTGTCGGCGCCCTGGGCGCGCCGGATCGTGGCGCGGTTTGAATTTCCAGAACGGGGGGTCTGATGGCCACATTAGTTTTATCAGCAGTCGGGGCGTCACTTGGGGCATCTATCGGCGGGTCGGTGATCGGGTTGTCCTCGGTGGTGATCGGGCGCGCGGTCGGGGCCACCATTGGCAGCCTTGTCGATCAACAGATCATCGGTGCAGGATCGGACGCGGTGCCGACCGGGAGGATCGACAGGTTTCGGTTGTCGGGGGCCAGTGAAGGCGAGGCAATTGCCAAATCCTTTGGCCGGGTCAGGGTCGGGGGACAGGTGATCTGGGCCTCGCGGTTCAAGGAAGAGGTGGTGATTTCGGGTGGTTCGGGCAAGGGCGGCGGGCGCAGGTCAAGCAGTCGCTATGGCTATTCGGTATCGGTGGCGTTGGCGCTTGGCGAGGGGATTGTCACCCGTGTGGGCCGGATCTGGGCCGACGGGGTGCAGGTGTCCAAGGATGATTTCAATTTCCGGTTTTATCCGGGTGACGAGGTGCAATTGCCGGATGCCAAGATCGCAGCGGTCGAGGGGGCAGGTTTGGCCCCGGCGTTTCGCGGCACGGCGTATGTGGTGTTAGAGGATCTGGATCTGGGCCGGTTTGGCAATCGGGTGCCGCAGTTCAATTTCGAGGTGTTTCGCGGCGCGCAGTCTTTGGTCGGGGCAGGCAGCCCGGGCGCGGATATTCGCGGCGTGGCGTTGATCCCCGGCAGTGGAGAATATTCATTGGCGACAACGCCGGTCTATTTTGCCGATGGACCGGGGGTGAACCGGCCGGCCAATGTGAATACTCCCAGCGGCAAGAGCGATCTGGAAACCTCGCTTGAAAATCTGCGCGAAGAATTGCCACAAGCCAAGTCGGTGTCCTTGGTGGTGTCGTGGTTCGGGGATGATTTACGCTGCGATCAGGCGACGATTGCCCCCAAGGTGGAGCAAACAGGTGCAGATCCCGTCGGGATGGCATGGCAGGTATCCGGTGTTGGTCGCGCGGCGGCAACGGCGGTCAGTCAACTGGACGGGCGTCCGGTTTTTGGCGGCACTCCGGCGGATGCGTCGGTGATCGAGGCGATCGCAGCGATTCGCGGCGGCGGTCAGGAGGTGATGTTTTACCCCTTTATTCTGATGGATATTCAAGCAGGTAACACGTTGCCCGATCCGGTGTCGGGTGGCGTCGGGCAACCGGTCATGCCGTGGCGCGGCAGGATTACCCTGTCGGTGGCACCGGGCCAGCCCGCAAGCCCGGATCAATCCGTAGGTGCCGAGGCCGAGGTGGCAGCGTTTTTCGGTGCGGCGCAGGCGGCGGATTTTACCGTTTCCGGTCAAACGATTGCCTATTCAGGGCCGGCCGAGTGGTCTTATCGGCGGTTCATTTTGCACTATGCGCATTTATGCGCCGCAGCGGGCGGGGTCGATGCGTTTTGTCTTGGCACCGAGTTGCGCGAGTTGACCCGGATTCGGGGCGCGGGCAACGTCTTTCCGGTGGTCGAGGCGTTTCGCGCGCTTGCGTCCGAGGTCCGGTTGATCCTCGGGGCGGAATGCAAAATCGGCTATGCGGCGGATTGGACGGAATATTTCGGATACCAGCCGCAGGACGGATCGGGGGATGTGTTTTTCCATCTCGATCCGCTGTGGGCAGATCCCGATATAGATTTCATTGGCATCGACAATTATATGCCAATCGCCGATTGGCGTGATGGCGAGGGGCATCTGGATGCGGCGTATGGGGCGATTTATGCGCAGGATTATCTGACGGCGAATATTGCCGGCGGTGAGGGGTTTGACTGGTATTATGCCTCAAGGAACGCACGCGACCGGCAGATCCGCAGCCCGATCGCCGACGGGGCTTATGGCGAGGACTGGGTTTATCGCTATAAGGATCTGAAAGGCTGGTGGAGCAATGCGCATCACGATCGCATTGCCGGTGTGCGTCAGGCCACCGCAAGCGGCTGGGTGCCGGGTAGCAAGCCGGTCTGGTTTACCGAGCTGGGGTGTGCGGCGATTGACAAAGGCGCCAATCAGCCGAATGTGTTTTTGGACCCGAAATCTTCGGAATCCTCAAAGCCGTATTATTCCAATGGTTTGCGTGATGATTTGATGCAGGCGCAGTATTTGCGGGCGCAATTTTCGTTTTGGGCGGATACAGGCAACAATCCGGTTTCAGCGGCGTATTCGGCGCCGATGGTCGATATGGATCATGCCCATGTCTGGGCGTGGGATGCGCGGCCATGGCCGGAATTTCCAGCCAATTTGGCGCTGTGGAGCGACGGGGTCAATTATGCTCGTGGGCATTGGTTGAACGGGCGGATCGTGGCGCAGGGGTTGGCGCAAATCGTGGCGGAAATCTGTGAGGCATCCGGGGTAACGGCGTATGATGTCAGTGGGCTTTACGGCACGGTTACCGGATTTTTCGCCAATGATTTGCAATCGGGGCGCGCGGCTTTGCAGCCGTTGATGTTGACCTACGGGTTTGATGCGGTCGAGCGCGACGGTTTGTTGATTTTTCAGCCCAGAGGCGGGCAGCCGGTCGGTGTTATAGACGAGGCACATCTTGTCTGGACCGGCACCGAGGCCAGTGCTTTGCAGGCGGTGCGCGCACCGGATGCGGAAATGGCCGGACAGGTGCGGCTGGGCTTTGTGCGCGCCGATGGCAGTTATGAGACCGGTGCTGCCGAGGCGATTTTGCCGGATAGCCGGGCGCTGGGGGTTTCGACCAGCGAAGTGCCGCTGGTTATCACCAAGGCCGAAGCGGATGTTGTTGTCGCCCGTTGGCTGGCGGAATCGCGGATTGCGCGCGAAACCGTCAGTTTTGCGCTGCCGCCGTCGCTTGCCGGGTTCGGGGCCGGGGATATGGTGCGCTTGCCGCAGTCCGGCGGCGGCGGGTTGATCCGCATAGATCGGGTCGAAGATGTCGGGTATCGCCAAATCGAGGCGGTCAGGGTGGAACCGGCGATCTATGAAAAGGTCGCGCTGTTGGAGGAGGCCGAGATCCAGAAGGCTTTTGTTGCGCCGGTGCCGGTGTTTCCGGTGTTCATGGATCTGCCGCTGTTGACCGGCGACGAGGTGGCGCACGCGCCGCATCTGGCGGTTACAGCGACGCCTTGGCCGGGATCGGTGGCGGTGTATTCCTCGTCGTTTGATGCGGGTTACAGGTTGAACCGGCTGATCGAGCGGTCCTCGACCATCGGGGTCACCAACAGCGCGTTGTTCGCGGCCCGGCCTTCGAGGTGGGACCGGGGACCGGGGATCGAGGTGACGATTTATGGTGGTACATTGGCCTCGGCCAGCGAGGTGCAGGTCTTGAACGGGGCCAATCTGGCGGCGATTGGGGATGGTAGCAGCGACAACTGGGAGGTGGTTCAATTCACCAAAGCCACCTTGATTGCCGACAAGACTTATGTGTTGAGCGGGCTGTTGCGCGGGCAGGCCGGCACCGAGGCGGGGATGCCCGCAGTTTGGCCCAAGGGGAGTTTGGTTGTGTTGCTCAATGGTGTGCCGGGGCAGATTGATCTGGCCTTGGCTGCGCGTGATCTGGCGCGCCATTACCGGATCGGCCCGGCGCAACGAAGCTATAACGACGCCTCGTATACATATGAAATAGCGGCGTTTTCCGGGATCGGCCTGCGGCCTTATGCGCCGTGTCATCTGAAGGTGGATAAAGGCCAATCGGGTGACGTGGCTATAGCGTGGGTGCGGCGCACACGCATTGATGGCGACAGTTGGGCCGGGTTGGATGTGCCGTTGGGTGAAGGCAGCGAAAGGTATCGGCTTAGGGTTTTGTCTGCCGGGGCGATTGTGCGCGATGTCGTGATTGGCGCGCCTCAGTGGACGTATTTTGCGGCCATGCAGGCGGCGGACGCGATCACCGTACCGTATTCAATAGAAGTGGCCCAGATTTCAGAGCGCTTTGGCGCAGGGTCTTATGCAGGGATTATTATCAATGAGTGAAACATTCAAATTCAAGTTGCCATTGCTTCAGGCGGCGCAGGCGCAAAAGCATGTGACGGTGAACGAAGCCCTGGTGCGGCTGGATGCAGCGGCGCAAATGCGTCTGGTGACGATCAGCAATCCGGTGCCACCGATGGCGGCGCTGGAGGGCGAGGCGTATGGGGTGCCGGTCGGGGCGGTGAATGCCTGGGATGGTCATATCGGCGAGATCGCGGTGGCGGCGAATGGTGGATGGGTGTTTTTGAAGCCTGCTGTCGGGTGGTCGGCATGGATCGAGTCGCAAAGCTATCAGGCGGTGTTTGACGGTGCCGACTGGCGGCCGAGGGTTGTGGCGATGACGGCCTCGGGGGCCTCGACCGCGCAGCATTTGATCGAGTTTGACCATGTGATCACACCCGGAACCACCAATCTGACATCGGTGAATATTGAGGCGTCGATGTTGGTGTTCGGAATAACCGGGCGTGTGGTATCGCCGATTACCGGCACGGCGGTCACCGGGTGGCGTGTCGGCGTGGCAACCAGCGATAATCGCTATGCCAATGGTCTGGGTCTGGGATTGAATACATGGTTTCGTGGGCAGTCGGGCAGCCCGCTGACCTATTGGAACCCCGAGCCGCTGTTGTTGACGGCAGAAGGCGGGGCCTTTGGCGGTGGCACGGTGCGGATCGTCATTCATGGATTGGTGCTGCAATATCCCGGTGCTGTCTGA